ATGACGAAGGACGTCCCGTACCTGAACGGTCTGCGCGCTTTCGCCGCGATCTGGGTAGTGGTCGCCCATTGCATGATCTGGGGTGGATGGACTCTCACCCCTATACCTGATCCGAAGCTTGCAGTAGATCTGTTCATGATGATCTCAGGCTATCTCATGGCTTACAACGCCAGACTGCGAGATTCGGTCGAGCCGATGACACGACCGTCTTCATGGCTACGCTTCTATATCCGACGATACTTCCGTATTGCGCCAGCGTACTACGTTTCTCTCGTATTCGCGGTTGTCACTTCGACAACGTTCCTCAAGGGCTACAAGGTACTGCAGCTATTGAACCCGGATTTTTGGGGGAGTGGTGGGATCTATGATCCTTCGACTATCACTTACACGGCAGGCAACCTAGCAGCCCACGTCACGTTCGCTTTTGGCCTGCTGCCGCGTTATACGTTCTCCACCATGCTTCCTGACTGGAGCTTGAGTCTCGAAATGCAGTTTTATCTTGCCTTTCCTTTCCTCTATATTCTGATGCGGAAAGCTGGCGCCGTCACCACTGCTATCCTATTAGGCGTATCGGCATTCGCGATCGCTCGCACACTCACCGGCGTGTTCCCCGAGCCCGGTTTCTTGCCACTCAAACTTTCCCTTTTCTTGGTCGGCATGCTGATCGCTGAGATTCCATTCGGCGTGACTTTCCGGCAGAAGGCAGCGATCGCGACGCTGACCGCAACACTCCCTTTTGCACAGGAATCGACTTACCACGGGCAATGGTGGTTGTTGCCGATACTTTCCATTATGTTGTACGTGCTCACAGTCACAGGAACGGAAGACTCGTCTAGGGCAACGTTCGCGACCAAAGTGCTGGGAAGCCGTATGGCATATGCGCTTTCCGATGCATCGTACGGCATATATTTGTTTCACGGCTTCTTCATTGCACTTTCCGGCTCAACACTATTTGGCGACGCGGGCCTGCTGCAGCTGAACGGCAACTATCGAAGTGCCGTACTGTGCGCCATTGCACTACCTGGATCAGCCCTGCTCGCAATGCTCATCCATCGATATGTCGAGCGCCCCGGTGTGAATCTTGGGCGCTCCGCGGCGAACATATTCACCAGCAACACCCCGAAGTTACGCTGATTGCCCTTCGATCGGCTCCGGTAGGCCTGCCAGAAGCGCCTCCGGGACGCTTGAGAAATACGCGTGGTATCGAGGATCGTCGAGTGATACCTGTCCTTGATGGGGCCACGCCAACGGGTCCTGTGGACAGTTGAAGACCGAAATGATCGATGTTTCAGTATCGTCACTGAATTGAACGTTTAGCAACTCCATGCTGTTCCTCAGAATTTGTAACTCGATATAAAACACGAGAAGGTCATCGTTCCAGCGCTTGCCGTTGCAACATAGAACATCGTCTGCGGGGTAACCATCGGCACATCGCTAAACGGTGCGCCAAGGGTTAGGATCGACTGCCCATTCGTGCCGGCCGATCCGATGCCTGTTGACGATCCACTGACAGCGCTCCCTATGATCGATGCGGCGGTCGATCCACAGTTCGTGTACCCCGATACAAGCTTCGCGTTCGGCGGAATGTAGCTTGCCACCGAGAACGGCGCGTAACTAGACTGCTGGACACTTGTGCTCAGAACCGAAAAGCTAGTCAAGTTCACGGTCCGATCGACCTGAAAGCCTACGCCAAACTGGCGACTAGAGTTGGTTGACCATACCGATACAAGCGCACTGGCCGCATAGCCGGCGGGCATGTTGGCGCCGCTGTACACGTTCGGAGCAACGCTTGAAGTCGCATTGGTGGCAAGAAGAGCCGTCGTCCCATTCGTCGGGTTGTAAATTGCATAGATAGCAACAAAACCGGATGCCGGTGCAGTACCAGTATCCATCCCGCCCGCGCCTGTAGTCCCGAGATTGATCGTTGCATTGAAGTTTGCGATTCGGAACGCGGCACCGCCGAGCGCCGTCTCGACAACGATCTCATCTGCCGTAAACGTCGCGGATGCGCTCACCGTCGGAACCGACATACTGGCGTTGCGCATCGATCCGACGACCGAGCCGACGGCCCGCTGCACAAACGCCGTCGTTGCGAGCTTCGTGCTGTTGTCGAATTGCGGCTGCGTCTTCCATCCAGGACCGCTCATCACGCCCGATGCAGGAAGCGACATCGATCCGCCAAACATGACCCACACACCTGACGAAACCAATGTGACGGTGTCTCCCGGATTGAGTACGAGCGTGTTCGACGTAGTGCCGTTGAAGATCGCATCGGACCCAGCCCCAACCAACGTGTATGCGGTCGAGCCGATGTTCGAGAAACGGATCGCCGCACCATTAACGCCAGATGAAAGCAACGGCAAGGTCACGTTATACGGCGAACCTCCGAAGAGCGTATACGCGTTGCCCCAAGCATTGGCATTCAGCGTCGTTCCCGCACTAAGCCCGATCTGATTCCGGAAATTCCCAAGCGCACCTTGAATGAACGCCGTCGTCGCAAGTTTCGAGCTGTTATCGAACTGCGCGGCAGTCGTTCCGTACTGGCTAAACAACTCACCGGCCACGTCCCACTTGATACCGCTTTCGTTAATCAGCTCGAAGAACCCGAAAACACCAACAGCGAATGTGTAAGTGTCAGCTCCGCTGGCAGGCACGTTCAATTGCCCAGGTTTGTTAGCCGCTAGAACGGAAGCAATCGGGCCAGCATACTTGAACACGCGGATTGCAGAGCCGCCTGGAACGGTTGTGGCATCCGGCAGCGTCAACGTGCCGTTTCCGTCCCAAGTGATAAGGCAGCCAACGTCGGATGTGCTGAGAGTGGCGCTTCCTACGTATCCGTTGGCGGATCGGTAATTACCGACTGCTCGCTGCACGAATCCGGTCGTCGCGAGTTTCGTCGTGTTGTCGAATTGCGGCGGCGTCACCCCAAGAATCGTCGTGTAGCTCGACAAGTACCACGCGCCACCGTTGCTGATGAACTGCGCTTGCTCGCCCGCATTCAGAGCGAACGTGTTCGACGTTACTCCGAACTGGCTGTTGATGTTCTCCGATGCATTGCCCTTGATAGTCACGGTGACCGGCGCTCCGATTGTGATCGTCGCACCATTAGGAACGCCAGCCACCGGTGGCAGCGTAAGGGTGATCCCTACGCCGTACGCCCAAATAAACGCCCCCACATGACCGCTGTTCAACGTTGCCGTCGTGGCAATACCCTGGATGCTGGAATACGACTCTCCAGACTGCTTCACGAATGCAGTCGTCGCCAGCGCCGTCGAGTTATCCCCCTGTGCTTGCGTCGGCGCCTTCGGAGTACCAGTAAGGACGGGCGAGTTGATGGGCGCCTTCAGCCCGAGTTGATTTGTAATCGTCGTCGCGAAATTCGGATCATTTCCGAGCGCATCCGCCAATTCCTTCAATGTATCGAGCATGCCGGGCGCTTGGCCGACCAGTTCGGCAAGCCTTGCCGCGAGGTCCGACTTCGTCGCGTACTGCGAATGCGGGTCGGGCGCGGCGATATGCTGCGCAAGCCCGGTCTGCGACTGCTCGACCTGCGCCTTCAGGTAGCGCGTGCGGCCGCCGAGCTGCTTCGCCTGCTTGTTCGAAACCCCGTCCGGGCCACCTTCGACCGGATCGGCGGTTTCGATTTGGTAAAGATCTTCCTCCCATTGGGAAGATTCGACGAGTTTGCCCATTAACTGCTCCCGTGGTTGTACTGTCCGTCATAGTGGGCGGCGCCGTTGTAGCGCATCGGCACACGACGGTATTCGAGACTCGCGAGTACGCATCGAGCCGGCGCGAACGCAGCCAACGTCGTGCGCAGCAACGCCGCTTGATCGTTGGTGATCGCGCGATCGAGCAGGATGACCCGATAGGCCGCCCACAATCCATTGCCGCCATACACCATTACGCTGTCATGGCGGCTTTTCCCATCGTAGTAGGCGCCACCGATGCCCTCGACAAGCTCAACTTCGCCAAAGCCTAGGCGCCGAATCACTTCTCTGACCGCCCAGGGCGTGCCCTTGTAGCGGTGCAGCTCGATTGCCCCTTTGATCAAGGCACGCTTGGCCTCATCCGACTCGGCGAGACTCCAGCCGTCCTCGCCCATCACCGAAAACTGGTCTGCGAGGAACGGCAGTGCGGATGCGTCGACGCCATCGATCAGGTAGACCAGGAGCGGCGACATGTCGATGTTGTCGAGGCGCTCGGCCAACTGGGCGAAAGCCTTGAAACGAGGGTCTTTCGCCAGCGCTGGCGGCAAGAGCAGATCAGCCATTCGCCACCCCGATCGGGATGACACTGACACCCGTACACCGCGCCCATTCGCTGGCGGTCAGCACGCGCAGTGCGAGTCCCGGCAGGTCAACGTCGTACACGCCCTGAACCTGCACGGCGCGACTGAGCTGGCGCGGGACGATATCGCGCCCCAGGCCGGCGGCACGATCGGTTCGGTAGGCTTCTGCGGCCGTACGTGCCTGCGCGATCGTTGTGTCGGCGTCGGCATCCTTGTACAGCGTCAAACGCACGTCGATCGCGTAGTCGACCGGCGTCGGCGATCGGACGTCGACGTAATCGGTCAGCGGCCGCCGACGCTCGTCGGTCAGGTTGTCGCGTACGAGCTGGAGAATCGCTTCGCTAGGCAGCCCCGTGTCGACGAGCGGGTAGACCTGGACGCTGCCTGGCTGAACGCCGTTGACGGAAACCAGCCGGCCGTCGCGCATTTCCATTTCCGGACCGATTACGCCGACGTCGACGATCGACTGGTGCGCGCTCTTGGCGTGGAACACGTACGCGAGCCGGGAGCCCGCCGTGCTGAATGCTTGTGGTGCGAGCCGGATACGCTCACGCAGACGATCGTCCGTTTCCTCCTCGTAGCCGTCCGCGCTGACCTTGGTGTTAGCGACCGTCACGTCGACGTCGCCCAGGTCGTCGACGAGCGAGCCGAGTTGCCCCGGCTGCCAGCCGTTCCCGATCGAGCCTGCGGTTTCGCACGTCGCGGCCACGTCGATCGACAACTGGCCGGCGACGAGCGTCACGTCGGTGTCGGTCGCGAACGAGACAGCGCCGTCGCTCGTCTCGACACGCGTGCCGGCTGCAATCAGCAGGTTCGACGGCAACGCTTCTTCGATCGAGAAGCGCAGCGTCGTCTTCGCGGGCTGCGCCGGCAGCCGCGTCACGCCGACCAGCTCGCCAAGGTAGTCGATCATGGGAGCGCGGGCGAACGCGACAAGGTTCTGTTTCGCGGCCTCCTGGATGCCGACGCGTACGAGGGTTTCACGGTAGGCAATGATGTCGACCAGGACGCGTTCGACCTGCGCCGGATACAGCGTCTTGCCAGTGCGCGCCTCGTAGTCGGCCACGATCTCGGCCGTAATGGCCTCTGGATCACGGGCGATGAAATCCGGTTCACCGAGCGTCATCGCGGCACCTCCGTCTCACGAATGACGCCGTCAGCAAGGCGCCACTGCACGCGGATCGTTTCACGCGACTCAGCGATCGACGGAATGACACGCACGACCTCGCAGCGCGGCTCCCACCGGCGGATCGCGTCGACCGACTCGCGCACAACATGCGGCGTGGCGCGGTCGATCGGCATGTCGAGATACAGATAGAGCTTGGAGCCGAACTCGGGGCGATGCGGATCGCTGCCCTGGGGCGTCCCGAGAATCAGGCGAATCGCCTGATCGATGTCATCCACGCCCTCAACAACGCCTTCGCGGTTAAGGGCCGGCTGCCAGTGAACGGAGGTGATGTCGGAGAGCTGGGTCATGCGGCCATGTTGCCGCGCGACCAGTCGGGGGGATATTAAAGCCGGCTAAAAGCTCAGTGGGAGTGGTGATTCGAGTTGCCGCCGGCATCCATGATGGTGCCAGTCGCGTTCACGTTGCCGTCGACGTTCACGTTGCCCGTCAGCGCAGCGCCATCGCCGCCCGATCCGGCCATGCCGCCCTGGTAGGTCAGCTTGCCCTTGACTGTCACGTTACGCGTGAACTCGGTCTCCGGCACGTCGACCGTCACCTTGTCGGCCGCGCGCAGCATGATTTCCGACTTCGAATCGACGATCACGGTCTGCATGCCCGAGCACGTCAGCGTGTGGGTCGCGCGATCGTACTCGAGCACCGCGCCATCCTTGAAGCGGACGATGAACTTGTTCGGGTCCGTGACGGGCGGGCGATCGGCATCGGAGTAGATGGCGCCGAGAATCACACCGTCCTCGCACCGGCTGTCCAGGAGCACCGCGACCTGTTCGCCGTTATCGTAGGTCCAGCAAGCCTGATCGGCCAGGGTCTTCGGGTACGCGATCGGCAGCCACATGGTCCTCATGTTGCCGAGGTCGGTCAGCCGTACGCGCGCGAAGCCGGGCTTCGACGCACTGACCGTGCCGAACTTGATCGTCGCGCCGAACTCGTCGAGGGTCTCGCTCATTTTTTCTTGCCTTTCGCCGCTACGGGCGTGGTTCCAACAACGCCGACGTCGCCTTTCGCGGTGACGCCGTAGACCTGCAGCCCTTTCGTTGACTTTTTCGCGGTGCCGCCGCCTTTGCCGGCCTGGACGGCGAGCGCCGAGCGCTTCAGCTCGACTTCGGTTTGGTAGCCGCCGCCGCGATCGAGACGATGTCGCGCCGACTCGATGAGGTATTTGCCGGACAGTTTGCCGAGTTCGAGCAGCTCGATCGACGCACCGGCGGCCAGCTTCGTGTCGCCCCGCATCTCGACCGAGCCGCCAGTCTGCTTGAGGTTCGTCCGGTCAAGCGCCGCGCGTGCCTTCGTCTGCAGCGTTGCCTTGGAGCCGGCCCGTGCGGAAAGCCGCAGCGTGTCGCCGCTCGTCGACTGACCGGACTGTTTCCGCTTGCCCGCTGCCACTTCAGACTGGCCGACGACGCCCACGGAGTCACCCGTCACGCCGTAGACGACGAGCTTCTTCGTTTTCGGGTTGTGGTAGCCGACCTTGGCCTGCGCGTAGACGTCTTTGATCTTGTCGCGCAGGCGAATCGACTTCAAGTCGGCGCGCTTGAACTGCTGGACCGCGTCCGATCCTCGCAGGTCGGCGAGTTCGCTGAAGATCAGCTTGCTGCCCGAAATCTTGAACGCATAGCCGTACTCGCGCGCGAGCCGCGTCAGGAACGCTACGTCCTGCTCCTGATACTGCGTGACTCGGTCGATGCGAATATCCCGAATGCGGCCGGTGAGCGTCAGGTGGTTCCGCTTCGCCACGCGAGCCGCGATCGTCGCCAGCGTGGTGTGCTCGTACGCTTTGGCCTTGCGGCTTCGGACCGATGCCTTCACGCCAGTACCGAGTCCGCGGATTGTCACGGTCGACGGCGGTTCGTCGAAGCCAATCTCGTCGATCTCGAAGCGGCCGCACGCGAGCAACGGCGCGCCGGCGTAGCCGATCTTCAGCGTCAGCGCGTCGCCTTTGCCCGGATACCACGCATCGAGCCATCGGCCATCCGTGTCTTCGAGCACGACCTCGATCTCGTCGGACTGGCCTGACAAGAAGTCGGTATACGCCACCGACAGCACGTAGGGCGCGATGTCGTTGGTGATGTTCTTCTGCTCGTACACGAGCGTGAAAACGGGCTCAGGGACGTCGGCAACCGACGTCGGGGTGTCGATCACCGCATCCACGGCGGAAGCTCCTCATCGGCTACGTCGTCGGCCGCAACGACCGGAATCGACAGCGCAATGCCGCTCGCGAGAACCGCCGTAATCGGCACGCTGGGGTTCGCGGCAATGATCCGCTCATAGGCAAACGGGTCGCCGTAATACCGGTAGGCGATTTGATCCCACCGTTCGCCCTCGGTTGTGATGTGGGTCAGAAACATCAAATCCTCCGCGTCGCGACTTTCGCGGCCAGTTTGCTCAGACTCGGCGCCGCGGAACTTAGCGCGCTGCTCGCCGTCGAGAGCTGGCCCGCGGCCCGGTCGATTGCGCCGGTAATCGTCCCGATCGTCGCGTTCGCCAAGCCGCCTTGCGCCGATCGGACCGCATCCAGCGCAGTATTGCTGGCGCGCAGGATGCCGGCCGCCTCGGGAATCTGGTCGGTCAGGGACGCCAGCGCTGGCGACAGCTTCGCCAGTGGATCAGCGGCTTGCTTGATGTTGGTCAGCACGCTCGACGAGCGACTCAATGCTGCGAACGGATCGTCTTTCAGCTTCTGGACGACCTTGACCGCGTCGACGGCCACGCGCATCGCGGACTGCGCCTGGTTGGCCCAGGTCACTGCCTGCTGAATCGTGCCTCGCGCGGTGGCCACCGCCGATGTGACGCTGGAGACCGCCTGCGCGGCCGCCGGCGGCACCTTGGGCTGTACGGCCGGCGGCTTGAACGGGTTTTTCTTGTCGCCGACGAACTCGCGCAGGGTGATCTGTGCATCGAGGGACAGCACGGTTCCCGACGTGTCGGTTTGTTTGCTGGTCGACTGAACCTCGGTCAGTACAAACCAGCCCTTGTAGTCGCCGTTGCCAAAAACGAGCGCCATCGCCTGTTTTGCGCTCACCGCCGCGCGCAGCTTCGCCAGCTCGGCTTCCGGATCGCAATACCAGTAGTGAAACGACAGCGCGATCCGAATCTCGTCGAGCTTGTCGCCCATGCGTTGCAGCCGCGGCTTGCCCTGCAGCAGCGCGTGTTCGGCGTAGTCGGCACCGAAGGTCGCATCGAACCCGTCGAAGTATCCGATCAGGTCGAATTCGATATCTCCAAGAATTGCGAACACGTCAGCTCCTGTACGCGCGGCGCTCGCGCTTCGCGAGCAGGTCGTCGAGCATGCGCTCCAGGTCGCGCAACGACAGGTTGAGCCCTTGCTTGACCTGATCCTTGACGCCGTCCGGTGAGCCGCCCTGGACCGTAATCGTCGGCGAGAAGTGAACCGTGATCCCAGAGCCGGCTACCGATGCGCCAGCCGGCGATCCGCCCCGAGCTGCGTTGATGCGCTGCAGGGACGCCGCGGCCGCGGCCTGCGTCGCCATGCCGGCGGCCGCGCGCGCGGCGACCGCCGACGAGCGCCCGATGCCGATTGCGGCGCCCTGGGCGATGTTGTCGCCGAAGCCCATGAATACACGGGACGGCGACTTGATCCCCAGCGTGTTCGCGAACCACGCTTTCACGTTGCTGCCGAACTCGATCAGCGTGTTTTTCGCAGCCGTGAAGCGATTGCGAATACCGTTGACCAGACCGTCGATCAGGTGGGAGCCGAAATCGGTGAAGGTTTTCGGGAGCCCAACGCCGAACCACCCGAGCACACCCGCGAACGCGGTACGAATCGAAGCCCAGATGCCCCCGAAGAACTGCTTGATCGGCGTCCAGTAGCGGTAGATGAGGTACGCGCCGACCGCGATCGCGGTGATGGCAATCCCGATCGGATTGAGCATCAGCGCGCGCCCGAGCCAGAGCACCGCGCGCCCGGCCAGCATCAGGCCGTTCACGAGCTGGCCGCCCAGGACGCGGGCCAGCAGCATCCCGCCCTGGGCGAGCAGCCGCAGCGGGCCGATAAACGTCATCAGCATGCCCTGCCCGAAAGGGAGCAGCGCGCGGCCAACGACGAGCGCGCCGCGCCCGAATCCCATAAACAGGCTCCCGGCACGCCCGATCACGGCCGCGAACTTGCCGGCCGCGCCCGCGCCCATGCCGAAAATCTGAAACACGGTGGACAGGCGGGAGCCGCCACCGGCCCAGAGCGCGCGAAACAGCGTCCACTTCGCCCCGACCGTCGTCAATGCCGTGCTGACCATGTTCAGCGGCGACTTGACGAAGAAATTCAGGCCCCAGCCGGCCGCGAGCGTCGCGACCTTCATGCCGATCACGGCCGTTGCGAAGCCGACCACGCCGCGGATCAGGCCGGGATGGGCGGCCGCGAACTGCGCGGTGCGCTGGATCAGCGGCGTGACCGTGTTCATCAGGTCCGTGAGCGACGGCAGCAGCGCGCGGCCAACCGTGATCCCGAGGTCCGCAATCTGCGTCTGAAAGCGGCCCCACGCGACGGTCGCCAGCTCCGCGCGGCGCACGTAGTCCTGGTCGATGGTATTCAGCGCCTGCGCGCTACCCATGTCTTTCTTGTTCTGCTGATACTTGTCCCAGCCCTGACGCATCGCGAGCAGGTGGTTGATGGTCTGGATGTCCTGGAACACCTCATTCAGGCCGAAGCTCTCCATCAGCTTGCGCTGTGCTTCCTCATCGCCCTTGGCGCCCGCCGCTTTCCACTGCTTCATGAACGCGTCGCCGCGCGAAGCGATGAACTTCTGTGCGATCTGCAGCGAGCCTTCGTAGCTCGAATAGCCGCCGGCGACAAGGTTGGACATCGATTTCTGGTAGTCGACGCCGGCCTTCTTGTAGGCGTCGATGGTCGCCTTCGCGTTCATGTGCGACAGCCAGTTGCGCAGATTCGTCACGGCTTCGTCGCCACTGCCGGCGCCTTCGCGGCCGACTTCGAGGCTGGCGATGATCTGCGTCAGCGCGTCCTGGCCCTTGATGCCCTTGGCCGCAAACGCCGCGGTCATTTCCGGCAGAGCCTTGGCCATATCCTTCAGCTCGAACCGGCCGAGCTTGCCGCCGTAGGCCGCGCGGTTGAACGCCTCCTTCAGCGCCGCGTCGCCCTTGATCCCGAGCGTCTCGGAGAACGAGTACACCATGCCGGCGAGGTCTTTCATGTCGGCGTTCGTGGCCGTCGCCACGCGCCCGAGCAGGTTCGATTTCTGGCCGGCTTCCTTCGCGTCCATGCCGGCAGCGACCAGTGTGCCGACGCCTTCGAGAATGGAGTTGTGACCCTGGCTCGTGGCAAGGGCCGCACGGCGCATCGTCTCGCCGATCCGGAACTCTTCATCACGGGTCAGGTTGCCGGTAATCGCGATGTCGCGCAGGCCGGCTTCGAAGGTGGCGGCCTGCCGAACAGCGCCGATTACGGGCGCGGCCGTGGCAGCCGCCGTCGCGTATGTGCCGAGCATGTCGGCGCCGAGCCCCTGGCGTTGCTCACGCAGCGCGGCGCCGCGCGCCAGCCGGGTCGCAAGGGCCGCTTGCTTCGCCTGGACCTGATCGATTGTCCGGCCGAGGCGGTCGTACTGGCCGCGCAGCTCGGCGATGTTGCGCATCGGATGCGCAACGGCCCGCGCCATCGCGTCCCCCAGGCGGGTATGCCTCGCGCGCAGCTCGTCGGCGACGCGGCCGAGGCCATTCAGCGTCGTGCGCGTGCCGGAAAGCGCGGCGCCGAAGCTACCGAGTAGCGTCGCGCCGATCTTTACGCCAATATAGAATTCGCTTGCCATACCCTTACCGGAAAGTGACGAGGCCGCTCATGAACATCCAGTCCATCGCCGAAGGCATTACCTACACCGTGATCGCGATTGCCGGCGTCGTGCTCGCCGTCTGGCTGTTCATCGAGTTGCCCTGGTGGTCCGTGCCGATCGTGTTCGGCATCGTGGCGTTTTTCGGCTTCGCCTTCCTCGGGCCGGCCGTCGTGGCCGGCTCCTACCTCATCGCGGCGGCGATCAAGGCCATCGTGTGGCTTTGCGGCCGGCTCGGGCGCCGGGCCGCCTGACATCAGGATTGCTTTGTCGCGTCGACGCGCCGCTTGATTTCCCGCTCCGCGGCGTCGACCCAGTGCCAGTAGTCGTCCATATCCAGTTCAGCGATCTCGGACGGCTGAATCTTCAGCACCAGTAGCAACACCTCATCCAGCGGTCGCAGCGCCGAGTCCAGCGCCTGCGTTTCCTTGCTCGGCGGCTGATCGCTGGGCGCCCGCATTTCCGGCGGTATCCCGTCCCTCAACCATGCTGCGAAAGGAGTCCATGAGCCGCTTCGAGTCGGCGAGGTCGAGTTCGCCGATGTCTTCGACGGTCAGGTTGGTCAGCATGGCGAGCAGGAAATCTTCCTGTTCGCCCGGGTCTTCGCTGTATTTGGCCGCAAGGGCCATTTCCTTGCGCTTGCCGCGACGCAACGTCAGTTCCGTGAGCGTCTGGCCGGTAGCGAGTTTGACGGGAAATTTGAGGGGGATTTTCACGACGTGCTCCGTGGTGGTAGAGCACACATTGTCGATTCGCGCGCGCGTTCGCACTTTCAGCGCAGATTAAAAAAGGCCCGCCGAAGCGGGCCAAGACGACAACGACTGCGCAGGTGTGGGGTTAGCCGCCGATGTTGGCGCGGAAGTCAGCCAGCATGTCTTCGCCGCCGACGCGGAAGATGTTCGCCAGATAGTCCAGCTCCAGCACTTCCTCGCCGTCGATGACCTGCTTGATGTAGGTCGCGCCGAACGCGGAGCTGAAATCGGCGTTCTCATGTTGCTTGTACGTACCGAGCGGGTTCTTCTTGAACATCACGGTCAGGTACGTCACGAGACTGACTTCCCGCACGCGGCCTTGTGCGCCATACGTCTCGATGTTCGATCGGCATTGCAGCGGAACGGCCTTGAACGGGTTCGCCATCGCCTTCGCCACGTCGGCGTAGAGCGAGTTCCACTTGATCTCGCCTTCGAGCTTGTCCAGGCCGCCCGGCAGCTCGACCTTGCCGATCATGCCGAGCGCCTTGTGCTCGGCCATGATCGCCTGGATGTCCGGCAGCTTGATTTCCTCAGCCTTGCCGAGCATGGAATTGTTGCTCAGATACACGTTGGCGTTCGTGATCCGGTTGATTTGGACGCCACCCGCCATAATCAGTTACCTCCCTTCAGGGTGAGCAAGTACTCCGAGGTGATCTCGGTCTCGTACGTCAGGCGTTCGAGCGGTGGCGGCACCGTGTACTTGTAGTTGATGAGCAGGTGGCCGGCCGCCAGCTCCTCTTTCGGGTTGCGGGCCGGATCGAACCATGCCTTGAAGCCGAGCAGCGCGCCGTCGCCGATCAGCTTGCGCCCGAACCCGTTCACCGACTCGACGAGCGAGTCGATCAGCCCTTGGTCGATCGGCGCGTCGACGAACTGCTGGCTGAAGTAGCGCAGCGATTCGTTGATGACGTCGCCCGTACGGCGCACGTTCTCGAAGTTGCGCATGTGCGTCACGGTCGGCCATGCCGCCGTGCGGTTGCCCCACAGGCGCAGGCCCGAGCCGTACGAGCTGAACACGGTCGTGATGCCCTGTTCGTTGAGCATGTTCACGTCCGATTGCGGATCGTCGATCATCGCCGACAGCGGCCGCTCGACGCCCGTGACGCCGACGAGCTGCTGATTCGAGCTGGACCACCAGTAGCCCTTGTCCAGGTCGACACGTGCGCGAAGGCCCGCCGCACGCGATGAGAGCGGCTCCAGGCGTTCCGCGTTGGTCGCGGTGTCGTAGACCTTCACGTGCGGGTAGCAGAGGCGTACGCGGTCGCTGGACGTGTTGAAGTTGATCGTGCCCGCCGGCCCGCGCCCGGCCAGCGCCTGCGCGAGCGTCGTGCCGATCGGCGCATCGATGTACGCGATCGCCCCGAGCTGGACGGCCATCGCCTCCAGCTCGACCGAGACCGAGTTCTGCGTGCAGTACGCCGGCGCGATCAGAATCTTCGAGAAGTAGCCGTACAGGTTGTACGTGTCCTTCAGCGCCTTCATCCCCGTGCGCATTCCGGCTGCGTTCACGGCGCCGATGATGTCCGCGGCCGTGACCTTCGTCGGGTCCGCGTAGTCGTAGGTCGCCTTGGCCGCCGTCGCACCCGGCGGAATCGTGCCGGTTTTGATCCGGGTGATGACGCCGTTGATCAGGTCGACAGCGTAATCGGTGCCTTCGGCGTACGTCGTGCCGCCCGAGTCGTTCTTCAGCACGAGATTCGCCGCGGCCGGATGCGCGAGTTTTGCACGGCCCGTTGCCGCGTCAAACGTGACGGGCTCGTTGGCCGCGTTGCTCTTGTGTACGGCCGGGTCGAGCACGTTGATCACGATCACCGTCCCGCTGCCGTAGTCGTAGACCGCGTCGAGCGCTTGCGGGATCGTGAAGCCGGCGAGCTGCGGGCCGAACTGCGCCGCGTCGACGTCGGACAGCGACTGCACCGGCGTATTGACCGGCCCGATCGGTGCGGTGCCGATCAAGCCGATCACCGCCGACTTCACGACCTTGACGGGCCGCGAGCCGGTTTCCTTTTCAATGGTCTCGACGCCATGCAAATAGTTTGCCGCCATCGCTCAGACTCCCTTCACGGCGACCGCGTTCGCGGCGGTCTTCGGTTGGTCTTCCGGCACGCTGGGGCGCGCGGGCTTGGTCGACGGCGCTGCGGCCGGCTTCAGGTAGCCCATCGCGAGCAGCGTCGCTGTGTACTCGTGGTCTTCGGGCAGCTCGACGTCTGCGCCCGTATGAAGCATCACTTCCTGGACGTCTTCGCCGTCCTGCAGCGTGACGCCGCTGGTCGGTCCGCTGTACTGGTATTTCACGATTCCTCCTCGTAGGTAACTTGCGTCAACAGCGGTCCGTCGTTCGGCTCCGCGTCTTCGACAATCACGGCGCCCGCCGAAAACTCGATCACGTACTGCCACAGGCCGGCCGACTCGCCGAGAAACTTGTCGCTGACCGCCGCGAGCTTTTTGCAGTCCGGCGGGCGGAAGCCCACCAGGGCGGTGCGAACGTGATCGAGCACGTCGATGGCACCGCCGCGGCCGTTGAGCTGGCGCAGCACGATCGCGACGGCAAACTTCACTCGCCGCGGCTGAACAACCATGTCGGTGTCGACGGTCGTGTCGTACTGGCTGCCCGGATAGCTGACCAGCAACGCGCCGATCGCATGGTTGAGCCGGTATTCGTCCGGGCGCTCCGGGAAGTACTCGGTCACCAGCGCTGGCAGCTTGACGCGCAGCCGGGCGACGATGGCATCGACCATTTCAAGCGTCGTCGCCATCAGAAGCGCTCCAACAGGTCCGCGTCGAACTGGCGACGGCGCGCGCGGACCTTCATTTCGCCCGGCTCGGGCGTCGCCGGGCCGCTCGGGTCGCCGATCGTCAGCTTGTTGTCGCGGATCTTTTCGAGCATGTGCATCGACGCCTTGAAGGTCTGCGACACGGTGTCCGGGAGCGCGGCGCCTTCCGGTCGACGGGCATACAGCCAGTGCCGGGCCAGATTGACCGTGACATCCTTGATGACCGTCGGAACCGGCGACAGCGGCAGGTTGTAGCGGCCGCGCAAGTGCGCGTCGACGATTTCCTCCGCCTGGCGCACCGAGCTTTCGACGATGTCGGTATTGATCGTCGTCGGCGCCGGTGCGCCGTAGTCGGTGGTCGTGTCGTTCGTCAGCTCAATGAGCGTCCGTTCCGGCACGGCCAGCTTCAGGTCGGCGAGCGTGCAATAACGCACGTCAAATACCCCGCAGGATGCGGATGACGTCGCCGGCCGCCGTCGCCGCATCGAGCGCGTAGCCGTTCGATGCGCCGGTTGCCTTCGGAATGGCTTGGCCGGCCGCGTCCGACTCGACCTCGGCATGCTCGTCGACCGGTGCGCCGGCCATGACCAGGATGACGCCGAGCAGGTTGACCGGCGCTTGCTCGCCGACATCGGCGGTCGTTTCGGCAACGCCGAGCGCCTTCGCGCCGGCTGCGCACACGCCACCATCGAAGCCGACGAACTGGAAGCGGTTCAGGCCGGCGGCAGCGGTAACGGACGTGGTAAGGATCGGTTGATGCGTTTTCATGAGTCATGTTCCGTTCGGGTGGGTCTCGCCCGAAGGCGAGACGTGGTCAGTACGGGATTCGGTGCCGCGAGCGATCAGCCGTTGATGCCCGAGATCAGGTAGCCGGCGTCCGCGCCGAGCAGGTACGGCCGGAAAATGTCCGTGCTGCGCACCAGTTCGAGCTTGCCGTCTTCGATGCGCGTGTCGACGACCGGATTGCCTTTCTTGCGCAGCGTGTAGCCGTAGGACGGCTCATACGGCGTACGCTGTTGGCCGCCGCGCTGCAGCGGAACGTAGGCGAGCACGATGTTGGCGCCCCAGATGTCCGTGAAGCGGTCCTTGTCGTCGGCATAGATGGCTTCGCCGACCGCGATGTTCTCGACCTCGAAGATTTCCTTCAGCAGGTCGACGGTCACGATGCCCTTCATCGAGTACTTGATCTTCTCGATGAGCTGCGGGTGGGCCTTCAGCGTCTTGTAGGCCGACGCACCGATCACCATCGTGTTCGGCCGGCGGCCGATCTTCGTGCGGATCGCTTCCTTGCCGTCTTCGATGACGCCGACCGGATCGCTGCCGGCCGCGGTGAACTTCTCGGTCGCGCTGAGTTGCTTCTTGTTGCCCCCGGCGTAGCTGTTCGGGTTCTGCGCGAGGTCCGCGACCATTTTTTCGCGGCGCAACTGGATCGCTTCGGTCGCTGTCTGGACGGCGGCTTGTTCCAGGGGGAACGCCGATTCCTGGTCTTCGCGGTAGTCGATCGGATACTCGAGATCGTGTTCGTCGAGGACGATGTCGATGCTGCCGAGGTCTTCAGGGTTCATTCGATTCGACCGGGCGCGCAGCGCGCGTTCCGTCTTGTAGAGGCGGAACGATTCCTTGCCGAACTTCGGAATCTTGCCGCCTTCCTTTTCCACTTCGACGACCGGCATCAGGCTCTGGCCGATGAATTCGGCGTTCGTGTAACCGATCGCGAGATTCGTCAGCACCGGATCGACGATTCGCAGTTTCGAGAGACGTCCCATCATTTCTCCTGGCTCAATGGCCTTATCTGTGGCTTGCGCCGGTTATTAACGGATCACCGCGTTCGCGGCCGCCGCGTAATCGACCTTGTGTTCGCGCATGTATGCACGAATGCGGCCGTCCAGCTCGGCGCGCTTCGGATCGACGTTCTCGCCGTACTCGACGGTGTCGGCGCCCGTCGTCGTCACGCCGGCGCGCTCGCGCGTGGCGTGCTCGCCAAATTCGACGACCTTCGGCAGCTCGCCGAGGAACGAACGGAATGCGCTCGCCAGCGGCTGCTTGGCATCGCCTTCGCCGAACTCGAACGGCTCACGTGCCGTGAAGTCGAGAAATGCGACGACTGCATCCTTGTGCTTCGGGGCGAGCGTGCCGCCCTTGACGAGCTGCTCGGCATACGACACATGCTCGCTGTGGCGGCGGTCGTCCGCCGCCTTGCGCTCACGCGCCTGCGCGTCGGCGAGCTGCTGCTTGAGCTGGGTGTTTTCGGCCTCCAGTGCGGCCTTTTGCTCAGGGGTCACTGCGTCTTTCTCCTGCTTCGTGGTGGTGGGTACGGTTGCCGCCCCGCGTTCGGCGAATGCGCTGGTCGGCGCATCGTCTTGTCGCGCGACTTCGCGGATCGACTCGATTTGCCAATCGGGGATGACCTGATCAGCCGTGTCCCGGCCGAATTGCGTCAGCAGCCATTCGCGCAGGCTGCGCCAGAGGCCCGCATTGAGTTCTTGGCCCCAGTCGCTGAACTCGACGACGCCTTCGTTGCCGTCGCTGAAATTGACGTCGCGCAGGCCCTTGAGGGCCGGCGGCTGCGCACCGAGGAACCCGACGTGACGGAGGTAGTACACGCCCGGCACCGGGTTGTGCGGCGAATCGGGGTGGTAGAAGCTGGCGCTGATCTTCTTGTAGCGCCCGGCGCCGACGAGTTCGGCGAATGCGGGATCGACCTGGGTGGGTTCGGCCTGCAGGTTGCCGGCCGACGCCGAGAGAGAAGCGACCCAGCCCCACGCCGGCGCGTTGTCGCGCGGATGGCCGATGACGATCGGCGCTTCGTGGACTTTCGGATCGTATGCAGCAGCCGTCGCGGCGAGGTCCGTTTCGGCGAAATCAAGCACGCGACCGTTCATGTCGGTCTGCGTGCCTGCCCGGAAAATGTGGAGTGGTTTCGCGTTCATGGCGCCCATCATCGGGCGACGAACGGAACGGGTCTTTTAATCGGCTTTACGATTGCGCCGGCGTGATACGCGCGATGCAGGGAGCGCAGCAGGTTCGAACCAAACCCGTAAAGCCTTTATAAAACTTTACGGGGCAGCGTCAGGGCGCTGTGGCTATCGTTGCGCGCCTCGGGTGGTCCGGAGGCGCGCAGAGCGCGATCGGCTCGTCGACAGGTTAGCGGCGGTTCGCTGCGTCCATCAAGTGGCGCAGGATCGTGTTGAGCACCGGCTCGACCGCTTCAGGTTGCAGCTCGCCATCAGCCGTAACGGGCAACCACGGACGGGCGGGAATCGTGACCTTCAATCCGCGACCGGCTTGCCCGCCGAACTGGTGAATCGCGGCGTATTCCTTGTTGCTGCCGATGACGGCCGAATTGTCGTCGTGATCCGTCGAGACGCTCGCGGCCATTTGCCCGCTGTCCTGCAGGATCATCAGACCGGCCTTGCGACGCGACGCGGCCGCGGTCAGCTCGCCGTTTTTCTTGTACGCCTTCTTGCCGCCGACGCGCATGTGAATCGTCGCTTCCGACAATGCCTGCCACCGCGGCCGGCCTTGCGCGGCGAAGTTGTCCTCGGTGACCAGCACCAGCGCCTGCGCGATCTTGCGCATCGCGCCAGCCTTCTGATGGCCGGCTTGTTCGAGCTGCAGCAAGCGCGTGCGCAGCGCCGAGTCGTCGATCTGGAAATTCACGAAATCGCTCACTGCAATTCCCCCCTGGCGATCGTGCCGAGATCACCCGTGTATCGAGACAGGTCAGGCTGCCACGCCGCGGCACCGGGGTTGTAGCTCCAGCCGACGTCCGGCGACACGACGATTTCGCGGCGCGTGACTGGGTCGACGGTGCGGAACGTCGCGACCTCGCGCAGCTCGCCGGTCTTCTCGTTGACCAGCTTGAGCGTCGTGCCGAGGCGGTCGCCGGCCGCCTCGACCTTGATGCCTCGCACGATGATCTCGTCGTGCGACAGCGCCACCACGCGGCACCGGCAGCCCCAGCCGTTCGGCGGGTAGAACGACTGCCAGAACGGATCGTCGTAACGGAACACCTTGCCGTTCATTGCCCGATGGCTCGGGCGCGTGCGGCTGTCGAGGATCGCCACGTACATCCAGTACGGCCGATCGTCGACGTTCGCCATTTGCTCGGCGTAGCGGCCCGCCATGTAGGCCGTCTGCAGGTTCGTTCGGTAGATGGTCTGCAGGCGCCACGGGCTGCCGAGCTGAACCTGGTTGACTTCGCCGGTATCCTGGTCGACGTGCTCCTGCTTTCCCCACCAGCCCTTGGATTGCAGTACGGGCGTCAGCTCTTTCGTGAACCATCGCAACGTCTTGCCTTCGCTGATTGCGGTTTCGACCGCGTTGCGAATGTCCTGCAGGATGTCCAGGCGCGTGACCTTGGCAACCGTAAATGCCTTCGCCTGGGCGTCCTGCCAAAGCTCCTCCCAATCCCAGGTGATCTCGTAGCCCTTGCTGCGCAAGTACTCGATCGCCTTCTTCGGCGGCAGCTTCATGCAGTAGCCGAGGTCGACCGCTTCAGGCATGGAGACGCCCCCAGAGGTTCGCGACGAAGATCGCGCGGGCAAGCCGTTCCTGCAGCGCGTCCGCGTCGAGGCTCGGATACAGCTCGGCCAGCATGCCGAGCAGCTCGTCGGCACTCGCGCCGTTCGCAATCCGCTTTAAAAGCGGCGCGACCAGCGCCTGCGCGTCGGCATTCAGGTCGCGCGCGGACAAGGTGTTCAGTGCGGCGTCGAGCGCGTCCTGGTCGGGCGCTTCGAACTCTGCGAAGGATGCGGCACCCACGGTATCAACGGCGGACACCGGCAGCGGCCGCTCGTCCAGGTCGCCATCCTGCAGGTTGTACGCACGCTTGAAATATGCCGGCGTGAAACGCGCGCCGGCTTGCGTCAGCTTTTGGTCGCGGCCGGCCTGGATCTCGTCGACCTGTTCCTGTTCCCACATGTCGAAGACGGGTCGATCGGCGCCGTCGAAGTTCAGGTCGCAAATCCAGCGGATCAGCATGTTCATCGCTTCGGAGACGACCGCCTTGTCGCCGTCGCGAATGTCGTCCGTCACCTCAAGCCCGGCCTGCGCGGACGCGCGCGTCGACGTCGCCTCGGTGGTTTGGTTCTGCCCGAGCAAGGCAATCGATACCTCGCCGCGACAGAAGTGCAGCAGGCGCTCGTAGACGTCGGCGCTACCGGTCTTGCCGGCTGCTTCCTTAATCTCGATGCTGGAATCGTCCGGGACCACGGCGACAGCATCCTGCACCATGTCCTCAAGGCAGTCGAGCAGCAGGTTCTTTTCGCCATCGGATGCGCTGCGCGGATGCTTGCCGACCAGCATCGGCGAACCGTACTTCTCGGTGAACTGCACCCAGAATTTGAGGCCGCCTTTCTTGAACGTCGTCGGCCAGAAGCACATCGACAGGTCCGGAAAGCCGTACGGGTTCAGATACGTCGCCTCCTGGCGCGGCACCAGGAACTTGCGTGCCGGCAGCTCTTCACCTTGCATCCAGTGATCCTTGCTGCGAAAGCGGAGCTGGTTCTCCGGGTCGTACACGAACCAGTCGGCCGGCTTGCCGACGACGTCGATCGGCACGATGTAGTTGCCGACCTTGCCCCAGGTAATCTCCATCGGCTGATAGCCGTACAGGACGGCGTCCAGCATCTCGGTCACGATCCGAGACAGGTCGAGGTCCGCGAAGACGTCGGCGATCGACTTCGCGACACGACTCTTCGCCTTGCCACGGTCGAGGCCCCATTCGAGCGCTTTCACGGCCGCCTTGCGGCGGCGCACGCACCCGCCGACGTGCGCGTCCGCGCGCAGCTCGCGGTAGACGCGGATGTCCTTACCGAGTGCCTTGAGCACCGGGTCCGGATTCGGCAGGTACATGCCGAGCGCGAAGAAATCAATGCTTCGCGCCCGCGTCGCGATCTGCGACGAAAGCGACTTGTCCGGCTCGCCGAACGTAACAAACTCGGTGGGGCTGACCCACAAACCCTTGCTCATGCGTAACCCTCTGTCATTCGGACGCTGGAGCGGCGCCGCCGCGACTTGGCGGTCACCGGTCCCTTGTTCAGTTCACGGCTCGCGTAATACGCCAGAGCAACCGCTACGGCGGCGTCGCCGTGGCGCTTGCCGTCGTCCTGGCCGGTCGCGCGGACGTCCGGGATGCGCGGCACGCCCTTGATGACCTGTACGGCGCGCAGGTCCGCGAGCACGTCGGCATCCTTCGGGAGGCCGTCGATCGTGCCGTCTTCGAACGCCGCCTTCACGGGCGGCATGTGCTCGCGATACCACGACTCGGACAGCATCACTTGCTGGATGCGCGATGCGCCGTAGCGCTGCATCGCGACTTCTGCGAGGTATTGGCCGTTGCCCCGCGCGTCGAAGGCGCCGCCCGTGAAGCGCGGGAGCCGATCAAGCAGGTAGAAGGCGATCTGCTCCTGCTGCCGGAACGGCACGTTGCGCAGCTCGACGATGAACGGCACGCGGCGAACCAGGTTCTGTTGTTCGATCAGCGGCACGTGGACCGTCAGGTCGCCAGTCCGTCCGAAGTCCTCGCCGTTGTACGAGCGGGCGTCGACCGGGAGCGCCGTGAGCAGCGGGCCGAGCGTCGCTTCGAGCCAATCGCGGCATTCGGCTGCGCGGATGTGGTCGGGAAGCACCTCGAAACCCTGTTTGCAGGCCCAGCGCAGCACCGGCGTGTCAGCCGACATGCGCGACTCGATCAGCGCGCGCGACAGCCATGCGCCGCCGCTGTTCTTCGGCACGCAGTCCAGCTCTTCCTCAGCATCCGCGCCGTACGACGCGCGAATATCCTTGACCCACTTGGCTTCACCTTCGGCCGTCCAGGCTTCGCCCTTGCGCAGGCAAATGCGCTGGTAGAGCCCGTCCTGGACTGCGTCGGCGAACGTGATGCGATGCAGGCTGTAGGGCTTCTTGCCGGAACGGACGTCCGTGACCAGCTCATTGAACGCGTTGTCGACGCCGTCGTGCGTCGAAATGATGTGAACCTGACCGCCCCACATCAGCAGCGCCATCGCGGCCTTGAGCAGCTCGCCGAGCTGCTCGTGGAACGCTGCCTCGTCGATGATCACGCGGCCTTGCTTGCCGCGCAGGTTGGACGGGCGCGACGACAGTGCCGTGACGCGAAAGCCCGACGCGAAGCGGATCACGAACGCGAGGATCGACTTGTCGCCATCCTTGTCCTGAAAGACCTCTTCGGTTTCTTCGATCTCGTCGGCCGCGAGGCTGTAGAACTTGGCCCAGTCGGCGCAGTCCCGGATGAACTCCTGCGCCATGTCTTTGTTGTAACCGACGTACCAAACGTCCATGCCGCGCTGGCTGGCTGCGAGCAACGCTGAATCGGCTGCTTCGCCCCAGGACAAGCCAACGCGGCGCGACTTCTCGCAGACCTTGACGGGCGACGTGTCGGCGCACCATTTCTGCTGATACGGCAGCAGGACGGCGGGCGCACGATCCGCACGGGTTTCGACGGTCGTCATCCTGCAATCCCGAGAATCTGACGACGGATCGCGTCGGCCGCGTCATCGGACAGGCCGCTGCTCTTGACGACCTTGTCGACGGCCGCGGCGGCCGCTTCCGCGCGTGCCTGCACCTCCAGGCGGAATTTCTTCTGGTTCACGCTCGCGCGGGCCAGCGTCGCGATGTTCTTCGCGGCCTTGGACAGCAGCGCGATACGTTCGCCTGGATCGGCGTCTTCGTCGGTCGCTTCCTGCAGGTTGACGATGGACTCGAACATCTCGGTCTGCACGAGCGCGATCACAGCCTCGGAGCGGGCGTCCTGATCGTCCGCTGCGCCTTCGGTCAGGATGCGTGCGGCTTCCGTGCTCGCCTTGATCGCGGCGAAGCGGCGCTCGATACGCTGCCCGTACCGATGGATCGCCGACTTGCTGATCTGGTAGCCCTTGTCGCGAAGCGTTTGCTCCAGCTCCTGATAGCCCGTGAAGTTGCCCTCGACGAGCGCGCTTTCGAGCCATTCGCGCACGGCCTTCGGCAGGCGTTGCACGCCGCTGCTGCGCCCCATGTCACTGGCTCCAGTACTTGGCCGGCCGCGCGATGCCCGGCTCGCAATCGATCGTGTACTCGGCGATGTCGACGCCGTAGCGCGTGAGATCGCCCCACCAGCGGCCGGACGGTTCCTTGCGCAGCTTCACCAGCACGCGATCGGCGAGGTAGTCCAGTTCCTTGCGCACCTCAAGCGCCGTGATGTCGGCGAAGATCGAGCGCATCGTCATCTGGATCACGTCCTCGACGACTTCCTCGGGCCGCGCGTTGTACAGCGCCAGAATCAGATACCAGCGCAGCGATTCGCGGCGCACCTTGGCGTGGTCGATTCCCAGCGGATTGGTGGGCGTCATTGATTTCCCCGGAGTTGTAAGTTTTCGAATCTGAGCGCGATCGCGTCGAGCTTGGCTTCGATGACGGTCTGGTTGCGCACGTAGTCTTCGCGGCGCACGTACTGCAGCGGTAGGTCCGCCTGAAATCGCAGAAAATCGCGCTCCAGGCGCGCCGTGTTGTCCGCCTGCCGGCTGATCTGCTCGAGCACCGCCTTGATCTGTTTTTCCTGGTTCTGATCGCGCTCGGACTGGTGGCGCTCGATCTGCACGAGCAACACCTTGCCGGCCCCGATCAGAAGGCCGATGAACGTCGCGAGCATCGACACCAATTGCCAGAATTCCACCTGTAACGTCACTGCTTTTCTCCCTCGATGTAGTCGATCAGCTTGTTCAGTTGCGATTCGATGTCGCGGCTGCGGCGGCTGGCGTCGACGTGGTGGGCGAGGATGTCGTCCTGGCGTACCCCGGAATCAAGGGCGTCATCGGCGCGGGCCGGCGCAACAGCTCCGGCGGCAGCACTGGTCGCGGGCACACCATCGGCGCCGGCGGCGGCGTTCCACACGCGGACAAAGCCGGCAGTGAACACGCAGCGAGGCAAATCCTGAAGAGGCGCATCCGGCGCCGGGCGGTATTGGCTCGTGACACTGGCAATTCTCCGTTTCAGTTCGTCGGATTCGAGCGCGTGCCGGGCTTTCTCGGCGAACAGGTCGCCGGCGAGCGCCGCCGCGCGCTGCGTCTCCGCGCGTTCCTTGATGCGCGCTTGTTCGACGGCATCGCGCGCGCCGTCTGCGTATTGGCGTTCGAGCTTGGCGACCTTCGCGTCGCCGGCAAGCGCACCGGCGTGATAGCCGCCGAAGAAAGCGACCGCGCCAGCCGCCAGTGCGCCGATCGCCGCAGCGCCGGCCGCCGCCGCGACACACTGGCCGCGCGAAAGCAGGGCAGGAAAGTTCATGAGCACGCTCCCGGCCCGAACCCGGCCTTGACGTAACGCGGCTCGAACGTGCGCAGAATCACGCGCGGGTAGCCGCGGTTCTCGCGGAAAGCGGCCGCGTGCCGGCCGGCGTTGAACCGCTCGACATGGCCGAACCAGCGTTGCCGATCGGCGCCGCCGGCAGCCGTCACGCGCTGATCGCGATAGACCCAGCCCAGGCCGCCGTTATAGGCCGACAGCGTCATCGCCATGCGCTCGCATGCACCGGCCGCCGTGATGCGCTCCCAGAGGTGCCGGTCGTACCGCACGAGCGCACGAATCGACCAGGACGGGTTGAACGGCTGCGCCTCGCCCAGCTCGGCCGGATAGGCGCCCGCGATCCAGTCGACGGTCGAGGGCATGAATTGAGACATCCCGCGCGCACCAACGACGCTGACGGCGTCCGCGCGCCAGCGGCTCTCCTGGTGGATTTGCGCCGCGAACGACGAGACTGGCGCATCCATGCCCCAGACGGCACGTGCGTTGCGCGTCAGCTCGGCGCGGTACGCCAGCGCCTCGGCGGGCACTTGCGCGGCCACGGGCGCGGCGGCGCCGAGCAACGCGACGACAAAGGCGATCAGGACGCGCATGGTCAGAGACCCAGCGCGACGCCGACTACGACGCCGAGGACGATCACCGCGCGGCGAAGCATGGCCGCGGCGAACACCAGCTCGTAGCCCTTGGCGACTCGATAGTCGGCTTCGGGCGTCAGTCCGTCCGGTCCATGCCGCCAGTCGGTTTCGAGATAGCTGTCCGGCCGCGCGTACGGGAAAAGCCCGCGATCGAGCCAGTACGCGACGACGGCCGCGAGGCTGACGAGACTCAGTTTGTAGAGGGCGACGGGCAGTTGCTGCGGCGAGAAAAGCGCGATGGCTGCAACGAGGATGATCGCGGCGACGAGCCAGCTCGTCAGCCGCGGGAAGCGCTTGATGAAGGGCATATGACCTCCCGTAGTGGATATGCCGTCATCTTGGACGGCATGTACGGGTAGGTCTTTTAATCGGCTTTAGCGGTCGGCTTGCGCGGCGTTCCTGCGATTCAGACCATCGCGATACAACAGCCCACCGATCCTTACGAGCGTACTGACATCGAATTCGTTAAGGCGTTCGAGCGACAGGTCGATCCAACCAGCGAGCAACGCGATTGCATCGTCGGAGTTCTCCTGGTCGCCAGTCACGTCGAGGATCTTGGCCTGATGTTCGAATGACGCAATGACGGGGTGAATGTTCATGGGATGACTCCAAGTCGGGAGTCATCCAGCATAGGCACAGGCACCGCCGACAGCAAGCCGAATTCTACGGCTTCGATGAGCGCAGCGCGTGCTCCTGAAAATCGAAGAGCTGGGAGAACATCCGCTGCCAGAAGCCGACCTTTGCGAGCTGATCGTCCGCGTATCCCATCGCCCGCATTTGCTCGTTGTGGCACATCACGTTGAGCACGTGTAGGACCGGCGGTTCCTCGGCCTCGATCGTCAGCCGTTCGCTGCGCACCGCCAGCAACACGCTTTCGTCCGGCACCGAAAGTGCCATGCGCTTTTCCAAGCCGATGAACTGGCGTGCGAAATCCGCATGCGCCCGCGCGCGCTGCGACGAACCCACGACCAGGTTGATCGCGGACAGCACCGTCACGAGCCCCGCAGCGACGAGCGCGACCGCCTTGTATTGCTGCTCAAGCACCCCGTAGACCGCCGTCGACCCGAAGATCACGGACAGCATGTTAGTCATCTGGTCGAGGCGATCGAAGAACGCGCGCCGGCGGTTGTGATACCGGATCGAGCGGCGAATGTCGAAGAGCTGGTTGTGCCACTGCAGGTCAAGATTGGTCGTTCCCATTGCTGTTATCCCGTGTCGGCAGCGGCGGAGGCGGCGGCAGCGTGTTGACCACTTCGAAACCCTTGTTGATATCGTTGTAGTCGCGCCGCTCACCGTAGTCGACGCTGTCACGCGTCGGCACGCCCTTGTTGGTGGAGTCGGAATTCGAATTGTTCTTCGGATTGGTCATTTTGCTGCCTGCCGTTACGGGAAGAAATTAATGCTCGTTCAAGCCTGCGCGACTGAATCGCCGGCCGGCTCGTCAGTGCTTGCGTCGTGCGCTGAGATCGCGCCATACACCGGGCTTGCCGTCCGACGTCACAACACACTCAATATCGGGCGCTTCGGAGTTGTCGATGATGCTGCCGACCGCGTACGTTTTCCCCGCATACTGGCAGCCGCCGAATGCTGCCTGGAGTTGGTCGATTGTTTGATGACTGGACCAGCCGTAGTAGCCGAGGATGACGCCGCCCAAGAGTGCCGCGAACAACGTGACTTTCAGCATCGTTCGGGTGGATGCGAGCCGCTCCTGGGTGAGCTGGAGTTGCGTCGTCAGGTCAGGGCGTGAGTCTTCGCAAACGTTGTCCCGAGCGGGCGTAGATTGGGCGGCGCTTGGTGCGGTGGACTTGATCGCTACGCGGTTCAGCCAGGACGTCAGGTATTGCTCGATATCGACGTATCTATCGCTGCGAATCCATTTGACCCGCTTGGCACCGGCGCGAGCCAATACGGCCCGGGAAATCTTGAGAACATCATTTCCCGTCGCGTCGGCGATCTGCCCGACCAGCTCCATGATCACACCCTTCTGATGGTTGGTCACGAACTCGACTTCTTCGGGCTCCTTCGGGCCGAACTGGAGGTTCACGACATTGCTGTTCGAGAACGGTACGCCGTGGTTGACGTTGACGATGTCGCGACCAGCAACGCTCCCGATTGAGCCGGCCCGGATATTCACCGAGCGATCAGCGATGTTTGCTTCACCGGCCTGTATGGCTTGCCCGACCGGCTTGTTGAACTCCTGTTTCCCGTTAGCGTCATTGGTCATTTTCTTTTCTTGCCTTTACCGAAAAAACTAATCCCCTGCTGATCGAGGTTTCCCTCGACCTTTACGGCCTGTCCTACGGATCCGTGAAAGACCTGCTCCTGGCGCGTCGTGCTTGCGGCCGCCAGCGCGCCAATCGCAGCGGCTTTCACCTCAAGCGACGCGGACCGGTACCGCGAAACGAGTTCTTGTTCATCGGGTGCCAACGCCATCGACGATCGTATCGCCCCGACGATGTACTGGACGTCCGCCCCGACACGCATGATTGCCGCGAGGTAGCTGGCGTCCGGCGAACGCTCGCCTTTCTCGTACTTGATCTGCGATTGCTTGGTCACCTCCGCCAGCGCCCCGAATGCCGTCTGGCTATACCCCAACCGCTCACGCTCCTCGCGCAGGCGCTCGCCTATTGAATCCATACGATTACCCAAATGGCGCTTGACAGGTAATCAAACGCATACCATACTTCATTCACACCGTCCCACCACGAACGGCAACCTAGTCGGCACTTTCCACGGTGCCGACAGCCCCTTAACAGGAGCTTCAATGAAACTGCGTACCGCCGCTGAAGCCCGCGCGGAGCTTCAATCGAAAGGTATCTCGATCACCCAGTGGGCGATCGCGAACAAATTCTCTCCCAATCTCGTATTCGAGGTTCTGGGCGGCCGGAAAAAATGTGTCCGCGGCCAGGCGCACGAAATCGCCGTCAAGCTGGGGCTCAAGGCTGGCGAAATCTGCGCCGACCCGGCAAAAGCGCTCGCATTGCCTCGACACCGCGTCGCAGCGTGAAAGACCTCATGCGCTGCAACTGTTTCGGCCACCACGTCGACAGCCCGGTCATCGGCGAGACCTCGCTTCGTCAAGCATCTGCACCATCTGCAGGACAACTTCGCCGCCCCGTGCCTGTATCGGATCGGGCAGTTGGCGACGAGCAGCGCCGAAACGACGCAGCGCCTGCGAAAAGCGTACGCCGTCGACGCAGCCCTGTTCCTCCAGGTGGCCGATAAGTCGAAGCATCGTCTGCCCGACAGCGTCCACACGTGCCGCTAACTCACTGAAATCCGAATCCGTCATGGAACATTTTCCCCGTAAGAGTAACCGCTTTTCATTCTACGAGTCGCAACGTTGTTGCATAGGCGCAAAACGGGAATTTGTTTGGAATCGGCCGGAAACCGTTTTGAATGGGGCTTCCCAATGAGCCGCCGCAATTGGAAACGTATTCAGCCGCATAGCCTTCGGCACGCGCTTGAACTCTGTAAAGAGCATGCGCGCGAGCGGCGCAATCTCAGCGTCGAACGCATCTCTGAACACATGGGGCTCGCCGATCACTGGACTCTCTACAAATGGTTCCAGTCAGGCCGTATGCCGATCTCTCTGATCCGGCCGTTCGAGGACGCGTGCGGTGCCGATTTCGTCACTCGCTGGGTGGCGGCAAGCGCCGGTCGGCTGATCATCGACATCCCGACCGGCCGCGACGCGACGGCCGAAGACATGCAGATCTTGCAACGCACGCTCAACGCCGCAGTCGGGCAATTGCTCGACTTCTACGCTGGCTCGGCCAATGCAGACGAAACGATCGCGACGATCCAGCAAGCAATGGAAGGGCTTGCATGGCATCGCGGCAACGTCGAGCGCCATGTACAGCCCGAACTCGACCTTGGAGCAGCCGAATGACCGCGAACGCAACCACGAAGTCCGCTGAGAAGGTCCTGGAGGTTCTCAACGTTCTGCTCGGTCATTTCGCGCATGGCCTGACGCCCGGCGAACTCACCAAGGCGACGAACCTCTCGCCGTCGAACATCACGCGGTATGTCGCGACGCTTGAGGCGATGGGGTTCGCGGAGCGTATTCCCGAAACGGGCCGCATCCGTCCATCCGTGAAGCTGGGGCGCCACGCCGTCGCCATCCTCCGTAGCCTCGACGCCGCCCGCGAGCGCCTCGACAGCATTCAAACCCGCCTGACGAATCAGTAAAGGAGCAACCGTGTCAGCCAATTTCACCACGTACACCGCTTGCGTGTACCCGCCTGGGGATTCCTTCAACCGCGTGGTAATCACCGGCCTGGAGTGCGCCGAGCACGAAGTCGCAGCAACCGCCAAAGAGTACGCAGAGAAATCGTTGCGCGCTCTCCAGGCGGTGCCCGCCGAGTCCTGGCGCGTTCAGATTCTGGACCGCGCCGAAGTAACCGATTTGTGAGAGCGAAATCATGACGAAAGGTCGAAAGCCGAGCAGCACCAACAACGTCGCGACGACCGTGACCGACGCCGATGTTCCGGGCATGCCCGCAATGGTCGACGCAGCGAATCAGCTCGCCGTGCTTGATCAAGAACGAGACTCGACAGTCCGAGCCGTCGCTACACAGCTCGGGTACCAGTTGCCGGCCGATTGCACCGACCCGGACCTGATTCAACGCGACATTGCGGCGAACATGCGTCGTAGTGTGGAAGCGTGCCTGGAGGTTGGTCGTGGCCTTCGAGTACTGAAGGAGGCATGTGAGCACGGCCAATTTGGTGCGCGTCTTGATGTTCTGGGGATTGAGCCGCGTGTAGCTCAACGGTTCATGGCGTCGGCGACCAAGTTTTCAAAAGCGGCGTTAACGCCGCTTTTGAAGGCGGCCGGAAATCAGACCAAGCTTTTTGAAATGCTGGTCCTCGACGACGAACAGATCGAAGAGCTGGAGCTGACCGGCCAAACCGGCGAGCTGAAGCTCGACGATATCGCCACCATGAGCGTGAAGGAACTGCGTGGTGCGCTTCGGGAAGCACGTGAACAAGCCGCCGCGCAAACGCGTCTGCTGTCCGACAAGAACGCGAAGATCGACGAGCTGGCCGCGAAGAAGACGCGCGTCAAGAAGGTCACGCCGGACGAAGAAGGAGCGGAAATCCGCAAGGAAACCAGCGCGATCGCCTTCGAGGCGGAGTCGGTTATTCGCGGCAACCTGCGTGCCGCCTTCGAAACCTTGGCGCAGCACGCCGAGACGCACGGCGCGCCGCACGACGACTTCATGGCTGGCGTCCTCGGGCAAATCCAGTTGTCGCTCAACCAGCTTCGAAGCGAGTTCGGCGTCAAGGCCGCTGCGGACGGAGACGACGTCCCGCAATGGCTGCGTGATACGTCGGCCGGGTCAGCGGATGCCGACTTCTCACGCGCCGCTAACTGATTCGGGGGCTCGCGACGATGAGTGCCGTCTTGAACGAACGCATTGTGGCTGTCGCCCAGGCAGCGCGCGCGGCCGGCCACGGCAAAAAAGGTGCGATCTACGACGCGGCCTGCCGCGAGCTGGGCCTGTCTTTCACCACCCTGATGCGCAAACTGAAGGAAGCCACCGTGACCACGCAACGCAAACGCCGTGTCGACGCCGGTCAAAGCTCGTTGACGCGCGACGAAGCGATGCTGATTTCAGCAACGCTCATGGAGTCGACGCGTAAGAACGGCAAGCGCCTGTATACGGTCGGTGACGCGGCGGAGATTTTGCGCGCGAATGGCATGATCCGGGCTGAATTTCTCGACGAGTCCACCGGCGAGCTGCGGCCGTTGTCCGATAGCGCGATTCAACGCGCGCTACGCATGTATGGCGTCCATCCCGACCAACTGCTCGCACCGGCCCCAGTGACTGAACTGGCAAGCCTGCATCCGAATCACGTGTGGCAGATCGACGCGAGCCTGTGCGTGCTGTACTACCTGAAGCCGGTAGCCGATGCCCGTGCGAACGGCCTGCGCGTGATGGATCACGCTGAGTTCTACAAGAACAAGCCAAAGAACCTCGCCCGGATCGCGGCCGATCGTGTGTGGAGCTACGAAATCTCCGACCACGCGAGCGACTGGATTTACACCGAGTACGTCATGGGTGCGGAATCGGGCGAGAACCTCTGCTCGACGCTCATCAACGCTATGCAGGAGCGCGGCGGGGCCGACCTGCTGCACGGTGTGCCACGCATTCTGATGCTCGACGCCGGATCGGCGAACACGGCGTCCATGACGCGCAACCTGTGCCGCTCGCTCGGAATCGAGCTGATTGTCCACAAGGTTGGCAACGCCCGTGCCACCGGACAGGTTGAGAACGCGCGGAACCTCATCGAGCGCAAGTTCGAACCGGGCCTCAAGTTTCAGCCGGTGAACAGCCTCGACGAGCTGAACGCGCTTGCGAAACGCTGGCGTATGCACTTCAACGCCACTGAAACGCACAGCCGGCATGGTGCGACGCGTAGTGAGGCATGGATGCGCATTACCGCCCAGCAACTCATCAAGGCGCCGTCGATCGATGTGTGCCGCGAATTGGCGGTTGCCTCGCCGGAAAGTCGGAAGGTCACGCCGAAGCTGCGCGTGTCGTTCCGTGGCGAGGAATACGACGTGTCGTCGGTGCCGGGCGTCATGGTCGGCGAGAAGCTGATGATCACGCGCAATCCGTGGCGTGACGATGCCGCCCAGGTGGTCCTGACTGGCGAGGACGGGCGCGAGACGTACTTCGTCGTTCCGCTCATCGTACGTGGCGATTTCGGCTATGCCGAGACTGCCGCAGTGATCGGCGAAAGCTACCGGCGGCACGCCGATACGCCAGCGCAGCATGCGCTTCGAGAGATCGAGCAGCTCGTGACAGGTACGTCGACTCCTGCCGACGCTGAAGCCGCTCGCAAGGGCAAGGCACTGCCGTTCGGCGGCCGTCTCGACCCGTACAAGCACCTCGACAAAGCCGATCTTCCGACGTACCTGCCGCGCCGCGGCACGGAACACGACCTCGTTGCGCCGCGCGTCGAACTCGCGCCGCTCTCGCTGATCGAGGCGGCAAAGCAGATCAAGGCCGCTGTCGAAGCTGCCGGCGTCGACTGGAGCGCGGACCGGTTCCGCTGGCTGCAACAGCGCTATCCGGACGGCGTACCGCAAGAGCAGCTCGACGCGATCGTCGCCGAGCTTACCGGCCCGCGAGCGGGTCAACAGCAACCGCTGCAGCTCGTTCGCGCAGCGGCAGGAGGTCAATGATGTTGGTCCTGAAAAGCGTTCTGCAACGCGCCTCTATCAAGCAGGCCGAACTTGCGGAACACCTGAATCTGTCGCAGGCGGCGGTCGCTCAGATCGTGAATCACGGCGTATGGCCGCGCAGCCTCGACGACCTCGACCTGCGGGAGCGAATTCTCGACTACCTGGAAAACAAAGGGGTGTCGGACGCAGGCCCAGGTGTTTTTGATGAAGTGCAAAAGGTGGGTGGCCCGACCGATGTCTTGGCGGATACGACGGGCCACCCGGTCTCCCAGCCGAACAGCAATACCGATCTCAACCAGGAGGAATCCATGTTACTGCGCAAACAGGTTCTCGCACCAGCCACCCGTAAGCACTTCGGCCTGTTCCGTGACCCGTTCGCGGATGACATCCAGTCGCACGAAGACATGTTCGTCAGCCCCGATATTCGCTACGTGCGCGAGGCAATGTTCCAGACTGCGAAGCATGGCGGGCTCCTGGCCGTCGTCGCGGAATCGGGCGGCGGCAAGACGACGCTGATGCGCGACCTCGAAGACCGCGTGATGCGCGAGAGTCATCCGATCATCGTCATCAAGCCGTACGTGCTGGCGATGGAGGACAACGACCAGAAAGGCAAGACGCTGAAGGCGACGCACATCGCGGAAGCAATCATGGCCGCCGTGGCCCCGCTGGAGAAGGTCAAGAGCAGCCCGGAAGCCCGCTTCGCGCAGCTCCACAAGGCCCTGAAGGAAAGCCACGCGGCGGGCTACCAGCATTGCCTCGTGATCGACGAAGCGCACGCGCTGCCGATCGCGACGCTCAAGCACCTGAAGCGCTTCTTCGAGTTGGAGATGGGATTTAAGAAGCTGCTGTCCATCATCCTGATCGGCCAGCCGGAGCTGAAGGTCAAGCTGTCCGAGCGCAACCAGGACGTCCGGGAAGTCGTGCAGCGATGCGAAATGGTCGAGCTGGCCCCGCTCGACGGCCCGCGCCTGGACGAATACCTCCGGTTCAAGTTCGGCCGTCTCGACAAGCCGGTCGGCGACGTGATCGACGCAAGCGGCGTCGACGCGCTGCGCACTCGGCTCACGATGACCAGCACGCGACGCGATCGTGCCGAAACGGTGTCGCTGCTGTACCCGCTCGCGGTCGGAAACCTCCTGACGGCCGCGATGAATCTCGCCGCGGGCCTGGGCGTGCCGGTCGTCACCGCCGACGTGATCAAGGGAGTCTGACATGGGCGCCATCGTGCAAATGAACCTGCCCGCACCGCGAAGTCTGCTGCCTGACGGCACGCGGGTTTTCGACGCGGAGTGCGTCTCGCGTCTCACGTTGCTGAACGCTTGCGCGCGGGCGCTGCGCGGCCTGGGCTACCGCGTGCTGGCCGAAGAGATCTCGCCGCGCGACGGCGGCCGGCCGACGATCCAGATCGGCCCGTACCTCGCGAAGTCGTCCGACGTGCTGCGCGAGCGTGCGGGCGGCGTCACTGTCCAGCGGCAAGGCAATCGTCAGTTTGCCTACGTCGTTTTCATGAGCGTCCGAGTGACATGGGAGGTAGCTGGATAAGTCGGTTTCTCGGATGGTTCCTGATTCAACGACTCATGCCTTACCCACCGATTTTCAAGGAGCACAACATGCAAGCGAGTAACGAACACCTTCTGCACGCAGCTCAGGCACTTACGGATTGCTGCTTCGGCGCATCGTTTCAGTCTGGGTGGTGGACGGACCTGAAGACCGGCACCGACCTGCGAGCCGCGAACAACGTACCAGAGAAGCTGATGTTGATCGTTTCCGAAGTCGCCGAGGCAATGGAAGGTCATCGAAAGGGTTTGATGGACGACAAGCTTCCCCATCGCCCGATGATCGAAGTCGAACTCGCGGACGCGGTGATTCGGATATTCGACCTGGCCGGCGCGAAGCAATACGACGTAGCTGGCGCGATCGTTGAGAAACTGGCCTTCAATGCGCAGCGTCCGGACCACAAGCCCGAAAACCGACTCGCTGAAGGCGGCAAAGCCTACTGATATGAGCGACGCCGTCGTTATCGCCATCGGAATCGTCTTTCTCGTCTGCCTCTGCCGCAAGGAAATACGCCGCTGGTGGACCCGCTAACGAGCTTTCAATACCTCATCGAGAGGAGCACCACATGGAACAGAAACAGATTCCGAACGGTTACTGGCAGGACGCGAAAGGCTGCCTGATTCCGGAAACCATGATCAAGCCGATCGACCGTGAGCGCGATCGCCTCGTTCGCGAGCTGGCGGACGAAGCCAAAACGAGATCGAAGGGGCTGGTCGAGCTGAAAGCCCGAATTTTCGGTGATATCTCGGCCTTCATCGACCTTTCGGCCGAGGAGTATGGCTCGAAGGTTGGCGGCAAGAAGGGCAACGTCACCCTGTACTCGTTCGACGGCCGCTACCGCATCCAGCGTGCCATCCAAGACCGCATCGCGTTCGATGAACGCTTGCAGGCCGCGAAGTCGATGATCGACGAGTGCCTTCGCGATTGGACGACGGACGCACGCCCCGAAATCCAGGCGATCGTCACGCAGGCGTTTGCGACCGACAAGGAAGGCCAGATCAACACCGGCCGCGTGCTCGCGCTGCGCCGATTGGACATCACCGATCCGCGCTGGCTGGAGGCAATGCGAGCCATCGGCGAAGCACTGCAGGTGATCGGTAGCAAGTCGTACGTCCGCGTCTACGAGCGCGTCGGCGACACGGACCAATACGTACAGATTCCGCTCGACATCGCCAACGCGTAACCGCGACATCGAGCACTTTCGCTGGCCGCGAGCGTCTCGCGGTATCCACCATACGGAGCATTTATGAACAAATCGGACCTGATCAATCACGTGGCGGCAGAAACGGGCATGACGAAAACCGACTCCGGCTTTGCGCTGGAAGCCGTTCTCGAAGGCATCACGAAGTCGCTGCGCAAGGGCGACACGGTGACGCTGACGGGATTCGGCGTATTCAGCGTGGGCGCGCGGGCCGCCCGTACCGGACGGAATCCCGCCACCGGCGAAGAAATCAAGATTCCAGCGTCGAAAGCCCCGAAGTTCAAGGCCGGCAAGGGGCTGAAGGACGCCGTCAAGTAATCGTCGAGCTGCGCGGCGACGCCCGATGCGATGGGCGTCGACCCGTGCGGCGATCGACCAGGACACGAAAGCAATCGCACTGCGAGGGACGACATGACGAACATAAAAAAATACGTGCTGACGCACGACTTCAGCTACGAAATCGTGGTGGATGTCGATCACAACATCCTGACCGAAGAGAAGCTCTGCGAGCTGGTTCGATTCTGGTCTGAGGGTGATGCAGACATCGAGCGGCACGGCCCGCTCCAGGCGTTTCTGAAGCTGTTTGCTGCGCGCTTCCTCGCGGCCACCGTTGAGGAGATTTCTCCGCAGGATGCGTTTAACGCCGGCCGCATCGAGGGGTTCCCGCCGGTAGATGGATCGAGCGGCCTGCGCGTCGTTGAATACGACGAATTTTCCTTCGAAGCGGACGACATCGATGTACTCGAAATCTGATCGCGGGCCTCAGGCTCGGCAAAAGCTCATCCGCCTGATTCACGTCGCAAAGCGTGATCTTGCGATGCCCGATGACAGCTACCGCGCTGTTCTGATGCAGATTGGAAAGAAGGAATCCGCGGCCGACCTGACCGTTCCAGAACTGGAAAGGGTTCTGGAACACCTGAAGCGTTGCGGCTTTAAAGTGCGTTCCAAAAAGGGCGCGCGCAGTCAGGCGGACGACGAGCAATCGAAGATGATTCGCGGCATCTGGCTTGAGCTGGCGGATCGGGGCGTCGTGCAAAACCGGTCTGAGGAAGCGCTTGGCGCTTTCGTAAAGCGCATGACGCACGTCGACGCGCTCGAATGGCTCAGTTCCGCCCAGGCATCCCGTGTGATTGAGCACCTCAAAAAATGGCGTGACAGGACGACGGAGGCCGTATGAAGGACGAAACGTTCAAAAGCAAAGGGCCGGAGCTTCTGGTCGACTTGTCTCTGCAGGTCGCCCAGGCACTGATCGAGCTGGCCGACATCGGCGCCGACCAGGCGAACCAGCTCGGGCGCGAGATTGCCGACCGCATGGCCGGCCACTGGGGCGGACAGAACATCTACTTTCCGATGGGTGTGTCGTACCGGCTGTCCCAGCGAGATCGGCAGATTTTCGACGAATTCCGCGGCGACAACCATGCCGAGCTGGCACGGAAGTTCGGCGTGTCACTCCAGTGGATTTACAAGATCATCAAGGCGGTCCGGCGCGAGGAGATCGCCGCTCGCCAACGCGACCTGTTCGCGAGCCCCACTTCTACCGATTGA